AGTACGACTGCTCTTCGACGAGGTCGTTGATGACTCGTTGCACGGTCTGCGGGGTCAGCGACATGATGTCTTCCAGCAGGTACCGCAACGGCAGCCCCGCCTGCCGGAACTTCAGCATCGCGTCAGCGCGTTGCGCGTTGCTTTGCAGTTCGAGGCTGGTCCATGACATCTCCAGGTCGGTGGGGACATCCATCCCAACCATCGTTCCGGCGAGGCGCATCGCCGACTCGAACGCCTCCCCGAATGTCACCTGCTTCTGGTCGACGCGGGCCATCAACCCGCCCTCAAGGGCGGCGAGGGATTCGGCGGAGATGTTGCTGATCGACTGGACGGCGAACAGTGTCGGTGGGGTCTGCGTGACGACTGCGATATGGCGGAGATCCTGCTCGACGGCGGCGAGGAGATCCTGAGTGGTGCTCGCCGAATATTCCCCGAACTTCGTATCCGGGTCAGGTGCGATGAGGAGTTTATCGACGCCGATACTGAACGGGTTGATCGGTTTCCCCTGATCGTCCTTCTCCACGTTCAGACCGCTCACCCAACGTTGCCGCCACGCCGCCGCCGTTTCCAGCAGGAGCCGGGTGAGGATCGTCTGGTTGATGCGCCGCTGGATCGGGAGTACCTGCGTGATCTCCGTGTCGCTGCGTCCGGCGGAGTCGAGCCGGTTCGGGAACCTGACGATGGGGCAGATCCCGGCGCTATGGTAGACGACCGCTTCGATATCCCACTCAGTCGATGACGCTGACCGCTTACGCATCGTATATATGGCGTCGGACGTGTACAGCCAGCCCTTGTCGGCGATGACTTTCACACCCCAGCGGGTACTGAGCGGGTCGAACGGGTCATGGTCAACCCACATGTTCAGCGGCGTTTCCGGGGTGAGTCGTGGGGCGCGGTCATCGGTGAGACCGGGTGGCGTGATCAGCAGGTAGGCGTTCGCATAGGTCAGCGCATCGCGGTACAACTGCAACTGGCGCGAGTCCAGGTGGCTGTTCTGCCACCACCTCCACAGTTCGACTGACTGGTCCTCCATCGTCGACTTCACGCCGTCGACGCGCATCCGGTCGGTGACGGCGTTGATGATCAGACCGCAGATGGGCAACTCGGCCATCTTGATGAGGGCGTTGTATTCGGTGGCCAGGTCAGTACCTGTGCCGTCTGGCACAAACGGCGGCTTGAACTTCCCCTGCACCGCGTCATCGAATGGGAGCAGTCGCGCGCGTTGCGCTTCCACGTTGGCGACGCCCGTTTTGAACTCGTCGACGACATAGGCTTCGTCGATGACAACCGGCTCGTCCGTGTACATGGCCTGATCCTATCGGAAGGCGTAGACGGTACGCTGTTTCTCCGGGTTGTAGCGGTGGTATTCCGCTCGGTCGAACGCCATGACCGCCGTTACCGCCGCGTCGATCTTCCGGCCTGACGTCTCTTTGGTGAGGCGGCTGCCCCTGACGTCACTCTTCAGGGTCGCGTTGCTGACGTGGCGGGCGAGGGTCTGGTCGTTGGTGTGGGCGATGGTGCCAGCGTAGACGGCTTCTTGGAAACGTTGTGTTGCCTGGATCATGCGCGCCGAAGACTGGGGGTACTCCAGTACTGGGAGCCCCTTGTCGGCGAGGTAGTCCATCGTGCGTGACCATCGGAACGGGTCGCAGGCGATCTCCAGCACCTTGTAGTTGGCGCACAGTTTGACGATGGCCGCTTCCACCTCAGCGATGGGGACTTTCCAATCCGCACGTCCTGTTGCTGGTTTCTCCCAGATGTTCGCGAGGCTGATCGTCGTCGGCGTCGTGGTGATGTCGGCGACGACGATTGCCGTGGAGTCGTTGTTGTAGGAGCCGTCGACGGCGACGACGACGGTAGCCCCAGGGTTCGGGGCTGTTCCGACCCCGACCGCATCCCAGGTGCCGCGTGGCAGCCAGGTACGGTGCGTGCTCACCCACAGGTTCAGACGTTTCGTGCGGAACTCCGCCTCCGGGGTGTGGCGGCAAGCCGTCTCCATCCCGTCCGGGTCGATGAGGTCGCCGTAGCCTGGGTTCGCCTGCCGCCACACCTCCGGGTCGTCATGGTCTGCGTCCTCATCTTTCGGACCCCACCATGCCATGAACGTTGAGGGGTCGTTGACTTCCCCGGAGGCGATGCGTTTCCCCTGGTCGAACAGGTTGTAGCAGAGGGATTCGGTGCCGTCCTTGTTCGTCCTCACCCCTGCTGTGGTGATGGCAACCATCATCGGCTCAGTTCTGGCATCCATCGCCAGAGATAGGACGTCCCACAGTTCCCGGTTGGGGGCGGCGTGCAACTCGTCGTAGGTTACGAATGTTGGGTTGAGACCTTCGAGTTGTGGCGCTTCGGCTGCGAGGACTCGGAAGAAACTCCCCGTCGCCTTATATTCGATCCTGTCCGTGTAGATGCTGAGGATGCTGGAAAGGTCGGGGTCGCGGTTCACCATCGCCTTCGTCGTCTCGAAGACGATCCGCGCCTGGTCCTTGGTCGTGGCGACACAGTAGACTTCCCCACCTTCGGGGCCGAGGACCAGTTCGTAGATGTCGAGCCCGGATAGGAAGGTACTTTTCCCGTTCTTCCGTGGCATCCCGATCAGTGCGCGCCGGAACCGCCGCCTACCGCTGAGTTTCCGCGCGTACAGGTGGTTCAGGGTGTGCTTCTGGAAGGGGCGGAGCCGGATCTGATCTCCTGCCTTCCCGCCCATTGAGTCTTTGGTGATGCGACAGAACGTCTCCATGAACCGGATGGCGCTGGGTCCGTCGCCACGTTTCTTCTCATCGACAGTGGCTCTGGTGATATGACGTGGAGGCCAGCCGGGAGTCACCGTCTTGATCATTCGTCCTCGTCGTCGTGGAGGATATCGAGGTGGTCATCTTTGGCTCGGCGGAACGAGTCGAGTTTCCCGGCGATCTTCACGACGCCGACGCCTTGCGCTGTTCTTGCTGCTGGGGTCAGCCCCAGTTCGGCGAGCGCCCGCAGGTACCGCGCGTCCTGGTCTCCTGCTGCTCTGAGGACAGTCCCTGACACGTCGCCATCTGCTCTGGTGATGGCGGCTCTGGTGAGGCGTCGGAGGTCGGCGAGTTCGCAGGCGAGAATCAACATGCTGACGTCGGTTTCGGCGACCCAAGGTGCTGCGTGTGCGACGTTCTCCCAGAGGGCTCTGCCTGCTTCGCCGAGGTCTTCTGGGATGTCGAGGTCAGCGATGCTGCGGAGTTGCTGTTGGATGTCAGTTCTGCCGTCGCGTTTACTGTTGCCGGTGACGCCGTCTTTACCGGATCTGGTTCCGCGCATTGCGTGGCGTGCGGTCATCGGTTGTCGCTCCAGTCAAGATATTCTCCGAAGGTGGTCCTGATCATAATCGGGACTATGTCGGTTTCACCAGTGATCGCTTCCCACTGGTCCACTCGGCCTGCGCCGTATCCTGCTGTCTTTCTGACTGCGACGTGCTGTACGAGCGTCCCCTGTGGGCACGCTGAACTTGATTCGTAGTTCGCTGCTTCAACTTTAGCCTGGCTAAGGTAGACGCGCATCTCGTTGACGCTGGCGTTCTCCGCTGCTTTCCCGGCTTTCACTTCGATGACGAGGGCGACTTTGTCCGGGTGGTAGACGAGGACATCGCCGACGTCTGCTGATCCGGCGAGCCGCTGCGCAATAATCATGGCATCGGGATACCTGGCGGCGAGGTAGTCCCTGACGGCTTTCTCCGCCGCCGTCCCGATGTCTTTACTGCGGCGTCTGGTCACGCCAGCCCTGCGGTCCTGAGCACGGCGCGCTGTTCGGCGGTGAGGTCGTCTACGGTGGCGCTGAACATGGTTTCCTGCGTGACTTCCGGCGCTGGCGGGAAGTATTCGACGGTGTAGACCTTCGCCGCGAACACGGCCCTGCCTGACGGCTTCTCATCACCTACGTAGGTGACAACAAGTCGCCCGCCGATATGCAGTTTCGCTGCCCGCTTGTTGCGCAGTTCCATTCGCAACGCCTGCAACATCTTCCCTTTGATGTAGACGTCGAGATGGGTGTTGCCATGCTCGTCCTGGGATTGTCCGGTGTCGAGGGTTGCGATGATCTCGTACTTCGGTTTCCCGTCCGGCCAATGCATCGGCACCCCGTCCGGGTATGACGTCTGCTGGCGGATCACAGGTTCGGAGACGATTATTCCGCTGGCACGGTCGCCGACGATGACGAACTTCGCCCAAGGGGTTCCCCCACCAAGGAGGTCTTCTTGCGTTGGAGTGCCCTGATAGTCCATCTGCTCAGTGTAGGGATTCGGGGCCTCTGCGTCTTTGGAATCCAGGTGGCCAACGGCTCACGACGACCACCTGGATTCCAGTGACTGTACCACCGTGTCAGCGGCGGCACGTCTGAATCATGTCCCCTAACCTCCTCGGTCGCCCGGACATGACTACAGGCGACGGGGTCGGTTCGGTTGTGCTGATTCTGACTGCGCTTCGGGGAAAGGGAACCCGACCCTAGCAGCCCTGGGTGACTTCCGGTGCGGGAGCAACCACCACGGCGTCGGGTTCAGCATAGGTGAATGTCCCAGTCATGTCAAACATGGGAGTCGCCATGCGTGGGGCGACTGTCGTGGTCTAGAGTG